AACGACGTTTGATAATTGTATTAAATTGTTATTTTTTCAACCCAATATTATAAAAGTCAAACAGCGGTTATTATCGTGTTTTAAGCGGGGCTGAAGGGCTTGCGGAGCTGTTTGCAAAACCCTAAGCGGGGTTGAAGGGGCAGAGCCCCTAAGCGGGGTTGAAGGGGCAGAGCCCCTTACCATTTGGTTGTCTTCTTCACACTAATTTTCGGGCCTTGTCCGCGTTTCTTAACACTATTTGGGTCATACGCAGTATCTTCATCATCCGAATTAAGGTCTTTGGACAATTCCCAGAATTCTTTAGAACCTAGTTTGAAATCCGCATGATGTTGCGCTTTATACCAGAAGATTTGGTCGTGGAGTTTATTGGATTTGGAATTATTATTAATGACTAAGCATTCAAAATTCTCTGTACATTGATCCATCACTTGACAAAAAGATTCAAAAGTTGGAAACATACCGGCATAATTTTCCCAAATACGTTTCCTATTGGCAATATAAGGTTCGCGCAAAATAAATACGTAATCAATGTTGGTACGCAAGTTAGGTGGAATACCGAGCGGATATTGCATAGTAATAATCAGCATAATTTTCCAATGCCGCCCGTTCATGAAAAGCAAACGCATCATTTTATCTTTAGTCCAGCTAGCATCATACAAACAATCATCTAAAATAACAAACGCACGAGGATCAATATTAGATCGCCGAAACTGTTCCATCTCTTTTTTCACTTGTTTTAAAACGGTTTTCTGTCGCTTGAGAATATTTTCAATAATGGAAATATTATATTCTTCGTGAATGAAAAGTTTGGGTACATGTGAACTATAAAAACCGTTACCAGCTTCTGTCCCCGAAATGACGGTGCCAATAGGTATATCTTGATGATAAAATAATAAATCTCTTACTAAATAACTCTTACCAGTATCACGACGACCGATTAATACAACGACAGGTCCTTTATTTTCATCAGGTTTAAAACTAATATGTCGCATATCAAATTTTTTTAATTCTAGTGTCATATTTGATTTTTATGTTGATTAAAAATAAAACTATTCTACGCATATCTTTTATTTAGTCTTGAGCAGATATATAATTTTGTGTCTAGACGACACAAAATTATACACAAAGAGACGACTTTAATTCTGTCCAAGTATTATAAAAAATATGTAGTTTTATGTATCTTTTTTTGTGTAGGCTATACACAAAAAAAGATATGAGTTAAAATAAATTATAATTAAATATTTATAATAACTAAATGGACTTTTCTTATAAAAAAAGTGATAACCAAGCATTATTTAAGTGTTTAGAAGAAAATAATGATTTTGGTATTTTAGAACCACAAAATTATATCCCTTTGTATAATAATTTTTTTTCATTATCGGCCACCAATTATAATAATATCATTTTAAATCATCGCTGGCGATTAAACAAACTAATTTCTCAAGAAACAAACAACATCTTTAATTGTAGTGTTAAAGATGAGAAGAAAAAAGTAAATAGACAGGCATATATAAAATTTAGCCCTTTATTAGATCCTCTTAAATATTTAATGGGAAAATATGATATCAATGATGCAAATTTATTTAAACTACCTTCTTTTGATAATACGGATTCTAATATAAAGTTGAGAGATTCAAATAATTCTGCTTATGTAGATAGTTTTTTCTCCTTTCTCTCTAGTAAATTGTTAAATGAACATAATTTTGTGCATGGATTAGATTTTTATGGCTCGTTTCTATCAATTAAAAGTGACTTTCGATTCAATATTATTGATGATATTGAAATGTTAAATGATTCATCATTTTTTAAACGTAATGATAAAATTTTATATGAATTAGAAGATATGATATCAGATGATACTAATGACGATACACGAAACTATAAGAAGAAATTAAATTTTGATACAGCGGATGATAGTAAAATAATATTGAATTTATCGGATATTGAAGATATAACACAATTAGATACTATTTGTAATAATGAAGTAGAATCAGAATTAGTTATGGTCAATCTGGATACGGAGGATATAAGTAATCAAAATAAATCGCAATCCAGTCATAATTCTTCATGTTCATCTAGGTCATCAAATACAACAGATGAAGATGGAGAAGAAGCAGCAGACATTGAAGCAAGCGCAACCGAAGTAGTGGAGATAACAGAAAATACATGCGAAACAGAATCGGAAAGCTCCTCTTCTGAAGGTTCAAGCGAGGATGAATCATCAATTGATGAAGACGAAACACTTATTGCCAAAATTAAAAAGTTTCCAGTTCAAGCCATTGCCTTAGAAAAATGTGAAAATACATTAGACCATTTAATGTCTCATGGTAAGATTTCTGATAATACATGGGATTCAATTGTTATGCAGGTAGTATTCAGTTTAATTACCTTTCAGAAAACTTTTAGTTTTACTCATAATGATTTACATACGAATAATATAATGTATTGCGAAACTGATGCAAAATTTTTGTACTACAAAATAAATCATATTTATTATAAAGTCCCTACATTCGGTAAGTTGTTTAAAATTATAGATTTTGGTAGAGCAATTTATAAATTCCGCGGACAATTATTATGCAGCGATAGTTATCACCCGGAAGGTGACGCGGCCACCCAGTATAATTGTGAGCCTTATTTCAATGATAAGAAACCCAGGTTAGAACCAAATATGAGTTTTGATTTATGTCGGCTTGGTTGTGCTTTATATGATTATTTGATTGATGAACCGCACACTAAGATCGTGCAGATTATGTTAGCTTGGATTACTGATGATAAAGGACGAAATATTCTTTATAAGAAAAATGGCGACGAGAGATATCCTGATTTTAAACTGTATAAGATGATTGCTCGTACCGTAAATAAACATATTCCCGTGGATGTTTTAAGCAATCCGTATTTTGATAAATTTATTATTCCAAAAAAGGAAATTAAAAACGTATCAGCCGATATGATAATGGATTTGGACGTAATTCCGTGTTATATTTAAGTTTTTACACCTTTTAACATTTAAAACACCTACATTTTTATATTTTACTCATAATTTTTCCCATTTTTCATCAATATATGCGAATCCGGTTTTTTGTAGTTTTGTGTCATCCATACCAAATTTAAAAATCTCTCTTGTTTTATCGTCATCTATAAAAAAATATTGTGTATCTTGATCCATATGTTCTGGTATATTAAATATTTCCATTAAATGTAATTGGTATGATGGAGAGAGAGGATTGTTTATCATTTTCTGTTTTCTTATTTCGGTTAGTTTCTTTGAGTGAGTTGGAGATTGAGGATTGTATACATATTTTATTATATCATCTGGACTTGATGTTTTACTTATTTTTAAAGGAGGTGGACGATTTTTACGTGTTAAACCCTTAGAAGCCCATCTTAGTTGTGCTGGCGTTGGAGCACCCCCTTTGCGTTTTCTTTTACGACGAAGAGTTTGTTTCATTTATATATGTATAAATAAATAAATCGGCATTTGAAATGTTAAAAGGTGTAAAAATATTTTATAATAATGTAAAAAATATTTTTATATAATATCTAGAACCCCGGATGGTCAGTAAATACATTTGTAACGGTTTTCTTGACAGCATCACCAGAGGGCATAAATTCGTCAATAATATAGAGGCCTACGATAGAGGCCAAATAAACCATAATGGTATCTCTCACTAATTCCTTAATAGATTTAGTTTCTTTTATGACTATTCGCATTTCAACAAACTTCATCAATAAATAGATGAATGCAATAATGCCTGAATGGATAATGTATTTTTCCATAATACATTATACTGCTAATTATTGTCAAGTCCTATAAACGCATTTATATATTAATTACGTCAATACTTCAAAATCTAAAACAGGTGGTTTTAATTCAACTTTTTCAGCAGCTTTATTCAAATCGTTAATATCTATAATATCCAGCGTAACATTTTCACCAATTGTTAACCGTTCATCTTCATAATCGTCGTCATCATCATCGTCGTCATTAGCTGCTATTAAAGCTCTGGCTTTTTCTAATGCTTCTAAATTTTTATCATCCTTAGGTGAATTAATAATACCTGTATTACCTTTTGTATCTACAAAGGTATCATCATTTGAGAAAGATAATTTACTCGGCATTGTAAAGTCACTAGTTTTTTTATACTCTTCAATTTCCTTTTTAGCGTCTGCATCAGCTACGGTTGTTTGTGCAGTACCTACTGCGTTTGCTTGCGCAGTACCTACTGCGTTTGCACCTACTGCGTTTGCACTAAGATCAATGATCGGTTCATCTGGCAAGGGTTCTTCCACTTCTTTCACTTCTACATCTTGCTCTTCCGTTTCGTCCATATAGGCTCTTAAAATAGATTCAACCGGCACGCTATCGCGGATAGTATTTAAAATACATTCTTTAATCATGATTTCCACTTCACGGGTATTTTTTTGAATTTGTAAGGGCTGAATTCCTTTTTCAAATAAATAAATATTTGTATATATTTTTCTAGCGACATTGATATATATTTTATGTACGAAATCGCTTACCGAAGGCACATCAATATCTATTTTTTTTTGTTTACTACCTACCCTAACACACGTAAGGGATTTTAACTGAATAATATGCACGGCTGTAATAAGCTCTTCTAAATAAGTGCAGCCGGATGTTTCAATAATACGTTTTTTTTCCGTATCTATAATCGTTTGATTCCATTTCGGTACACGCGTAAGAAAGTTTTGAAATGTCATTAAATATTTATCAATCTCTCGGTTATCCTGACACAACTTATAAGCTTCATCAAAAATAGATTTTAATCCTTGAAAAATACTCGGTGTCAACGTATTTAATAAACGTGCACACCATTCATTCTTAGATTCGCTTAAACTGGATACTGAAAAATCATCCATTTTACATAAATGATATATTTTCTAAATCATAATTAGAACGTAACAAGAGAAAGTTCAAGATGAACAATATGAAAATTTTCTCATTCCTAAAATCTTTTTTAATTTTATTTAAAACAAGTAGCATTTGATATTTTTGTAATTCATCAATTTCTTTATTATGGTCAATATAGTTCATTAAATCTAAACCACTATAACCCTTTTCATATAGTTTATTTGATAAATCCATAAGCGGTTCATATAAGTTATTCTCATCTAATTCTTTCAGAGGTAATAAAGCTTTATCAAAGAGAGTATGCATTTTTTTTTCACCAAGAGGAATATTAAAGGTCTTTTGTAAATTATGTTTATGTAAATTAACTCGCTTACCTTTAATGATGGGTTCATATACAAATACTTCGCATAAGCGTGATAAAATTGGCTTTAATAATTTATATTTATCTTGTACAATAATAAAAAAACGGGTGGTATGACTAAAGAGTTCTATGCAGCGGCGAAGAGCCGATTGTGCATCAATGGTTAATTCATCGGCGTTAGATAAGACAATAATTTTAAAATTACCAGTACCTTGTATATTCACGTGGGTTTTGGCGAAAAATTTCAATTCATCTCTCACAAATTTAATACCTTTACCGTGTGCACAATTAACGTACATGACATAATTTTTAATTAGTTCTTTATTATGTAGATAAATATCCGCAATAAAATTATTGACTATAGTATGTTTACCGCTTCCATTTGCTCCGTGAAAAATAATATTTGGAATTTTACCAGTTGAAATAAAATAGTTTAATTTATTTTTTATTTCAGGATGATAACATACAATATCATTCATTATTTAAAATTACTATAAAGCAATTTTAAATCAAAATATAATAATATATATTACTTGAGCATATATTTACTTGAGCATATATTTACTTGAGCATATATTTACTTGAGCATATATTTACTTGAGTATATCCAATAAAGTATAA